GCTTCCTCTTCCTTTTTACCAAAGATAGCATCATAGTTATCTGAGTAGGCGTCTGAGTTAGCCCTGCTCTTGATAGGTTGCCCTGTAGTAGGGTTACTTGTTGTCATATGTCCTCCTTTATGTATTGAAATGCATACTACAGTATACAATGTACATTTTATGGTACATTATTCAGTCAACGCTCTCGGAAACGTGTCGAGAAACCTCCTGAATTTCGACCTATGCATGACTATCTGTACGCTGATTAAACATATGGGCGAAATCAAAGGATACCCTTGCTGCGTTAACTACTGTTAGGTCATTACCCATGTGGTCAATGTAATCTACTTTAATTTCAGCCATAATTTAATCCTCGTCATGCCAACGCATGATCTGCCCTACGGTCAAGAGGGTGATCCCGGATAGGATCAACCACTCCTGTAATGTAATTTCTAGGAACATTCTTTCTGTCCTGTTTCAAAGTCGATGTAGCAGGCCTGTGCCTCTTCTTTCTCTTCTTCTTGGGGTTCTTCAGTACGCTCATTCAGAACACCGTAACGCTTACCTCCTGAATTAAAGGTGGTGCATCCCTTGCAGCCTGCCGCCCAAGCCTTAGTATAAATCTCTTTGAACTCTTCCCACGGCATAGAGGGGCTTACGTTAATCGTCTTAGAGACAGCAGAGTCTACGTACTTAGTAGCTAATGCTAGAACGTCTAAATGTTCGTCAGCAGTGCATTCATTAGCTGTCTTGCCCTTCACACCCCACTCACGCCATGCGTAGTCCTTTACCTCTTCAACGATAGGCCCATCCTCAGTCTGGATAGTACGGTCATAGCCATGTGAGAAAACGGGTTCAATGCCACCTGATACATTATCAGCGGTAAGACTAATTGTACCAGTAGGGGCAAAAGAAAGCAAATGACTGTTGCGTATTCCATGATCTTTTATTCCATTTTTTACGGATTTAGGTAGTGTCTTAATAAACTCACCTTGAAGATACTTTTCAGTGTCCAGTGCAGGGAAGGCTCCCTTCTCTTTGGCTAGAGCTACAGAGGTACGGTACACCTCGTTGCGTAGCACCTTAAAAATGTCTCTGGCTGTTTCGATGAAGCGTTCACTGCCATAACTAAAGCCCAAGGCTTCAATAGCATTGGCTAGCCCTGTTACACCTAGACCCATTCTACGCTTGTCCCGGCTCTCTTTAGCCTGAGATTCCAGTGGGAATACAGTGTTGTCATGGATGTTATCCATTGCACGTACCACCACAGGTATGTCTTGCATCAATTGTGGGAAATTAAAGCTGCGTGTTCCTTCATCATCAAAGTCAACATACTTAGCTAGATTGAATGATCCTAGTAGGCAAGCCCCGTTAGGTGGTAAAGGCTGTTCGCCACAAGGATTGGTTGCTGCTATAGTCTCACAGTACCATAGATTATTAGCCTTATTAATGCGGTCAACAAATAAGATACCCGGCTCTGCCCAATCCCATGTAGAACGCATAATCATTTCCCACAGCGTAGGGGCATGGATGGTCTTATGTACTCGCCCTTCAAATACCAGATCAAACATCTGTTCTTTCTGCACAGACTTCATAAAGGCGTCTGTAACACCTATGCTGATATTGAAAGCAGTCAGATCAGTGCTGTTCTGTTTAGCATGAATAAACTCTTCAATGTCAGGGTGGTCTACCCGTAAAACACCCATCTGAGCGCCACGACGATGCCCCGCAGAACTTACTGTCTTGCATAGGCTGTCGTAGATTTTCATGAAGCTGATAGGGCCGCTGGAATAGCTGCCTAGTGAAGCTATAAGACTACCCTTGGGGCGTATAGTAGAAAAGTCGTAGCCTATACCACCGCCCTTACGCATAGTCTGACCAGCTTCTTTGGCTATGTCCATGATACTATCAAAACTATCTTCAATAGTCGTAGATACGAAGCAGTTGAATGCTGTGGTCTGCTTAGGGCTACCAATGGCTAGCTGTGTGCGACCACCTCCCATGAAACGCTGATCCATAAGAATTTCCCGCATTGCGTAGAAGTGTTCTTGGTCATCAGCTAGCGTACTGGCAAAGCGGTTCTGGGCTTCTTTAAAGCTCTCACCTTCTGAGCGATACTTCATTGCGTGTATTTCTTGACTTAATCGTGTTTTTGGTGCCATTGGTAGTTACTCGTCATTAAAATCTAAGGGTTCAATATCTTCATCAACTTCATCTGGGGTATCTACCCACTCCCCCTCAAAAGGGTCTTTGGCCATGTCCTCAAGGACTTGCCTTAGTAGGTTGAAGCTTTCACTGTTTGCTGGGTCTAGTACGTATGGCATTATAGTAACGCCTCCTGCGTGAATTGGAGTGCATAGGCTTCTCTACTAGCCATCCACTGTTTATGATCGTCATCAGACATGAACCAACGCATGACATTCACGACATCTTCCATGTATATTTCTTCTTCCTCCACAGCCCCGGAAGGCCTTAACTTTATCCATTGCGATAGGCTGTCATATGACCTTGTTAAGTTGGCTATGATGATTTGCTCAACTACTTCGGGGTCTAGGGTGGCCTCCAACGTGCGGCCTGCTAATTGTATGGCTGTACCTTCATCTATTGCTGTTTCCATTGCTCTATTACCTTTAACGATTTCCTGTTGTGTCTCTCACTGATCCACGATTCTGGAACCAACCTGTCAGCGTAGAGAAACCCGTTTCTATCACACCACATTGCTAGTGTGGTTTTACTACCTTTTCTAAGTTTTGATTTACTGCTACTGAAGACGAACCGTAAATCCATGTCTGGATGTTGCTCCTTACAAAGGATATGTTTTTTTCGGTCTTCAATCGTAAACCTTCCCTTAGATTCTATCACAATTCCATTTGGAAGTACAAAGTCTGGTGTATAAGTATGGTCTGATTTAGGGATATAGTATGGTATTTTAAATGGTTCATATTCTGCCCCTGTGTTCAACCTCTTTAACTGCTTTGCTATGTTATCTTCTAACCCACTTCTGTAGCCCCGCTGTATAGCAGACTTCCTGACATTATAGGGTTTCTTCATCCTTTGGTTCCTCGTAGCGGGTATACCAAAAGTGCTTTGGGTTTTTTGCTTGTGATCCACCTTGAGGGCGATACTGAGCATCAGGCCAACAGTCACTTTTGTATGAGCAGAAGCCGCAATCCATGCCTAAGCGCAGATTACCCGTGGGCTTCTTCCGAAAGTATTCCACTTCTGGATCATAACAACGCTTAAAGGGCGCATCAGAAGTAATAAGATCAACGGTGTTCGCTATTTGTTCTTCAACGGCTGGTGCATCAAGAATCTCTTCATTAGTCTCTATGACAGCCACTTCTCCAGTGGATTTGTTAACAACGATCCAACCACCAATGCCTATGCCACCTGCTTTAGCGTAGCCAACTAATTGAGGGATATAGCCAAAGCTATCTTCTTTCTTCAGAGCTTCAGCACCGCCTATCCATTTATGAGTGAAGGCCCAAGGCGAACAGGTCTTTGTGTCGTAGACCCTATTATCTATTTCAATGTCGTTCTCACCTTTTATGGTGACACCATTAACTTCCATCGACACTTTGGATTTACCGCCAGTGACATTCCATCCAGATGCCTTGATTAGGACTTCCATAAAGGCTTCTACTGCGTCACCTGTCATCATTCGGACAATGTGATTGTAGGGCATACGGCTAGGTGTAGCCCCGGCCTTCTGCATTTGTAGCTGACAAGTTGCCTTACCTAGATTACTCATACGCAAGCGAAATGAATTATCTTGCTCACCTCGGAATAGCTGCTTACGTAGCCCTTCCTTGAACATTTCACCAGCTTCTTCAATCCACTCCTGTTCCACATGGACAGACTCATTATTACTGAGCTTATCTAGCGTACTGTGCAGTTTTAATTCTAATAGTGACATAGGGACACATCCTTAAAGCCCCTCACTAAGAGGGGCAGCTCCGTGGGGGTTTAAGCGAAATCAGCTACTAACTCTGCGTCAATTGCTTCCAACGCATCAATGTCAGTCTGGCGATCCATCAGCGAGTTCTTATGTCGCTCCATGATAGTTTTGTTTTCGCCTTCTACCATTTTAAGGATATGGCCGATGGTATCTACTGTAGGTTCATCAAGAGCCAGCGGGTTAGCAATGTCAGGCTTAAAGTGCATAACAAAGTATGTAACACCACCATTCTTCTTACGCTCAGTAGTTACGTCACAAGCATAGTTGTAGAGCTTACCATTATGAGGCAAGGCCCGAACCACCTCTTCATCAAACGGCATGAAGTTAGCACCTTTCAGCCTCAAGACAGCAGGTACGTTTTCTACCGTAGTCTTAGCACCCGAAGCAGTAGTGCCCTCATAACTAACCAAGCAGTGAACATTGCGGAAACAAGTGATAGACTTGTATTTATCCTTTAGCTCCGGGTCTGCCTGAAGTATCTTAGAAGGGGGCTTGCCACAGCGAACAGTGCCTCGCTCGTCGGGGGCTTCTTGTCGCATAGAGTTAATCATCACTGTACGATTAACTACTTGCTGCTCTTCAACGTCATAGTCTAACCACTGGAACATGTTAGAAAGAGGGCGGATTTTAACAGACTTAGCGTACACTTTATCCCCCTTGCCTGCGATAAAGAATGTGCCTTTGCGAAGCTCATTGCCTTCATCGTCTTCATCTTCCCAGTTTAATTTCAATACTGGCAGAAAATCATTACTGCCCTCATTGTCGCTAGCCTGCTCTTGTGAAGCGCCTAGCATAGCCGCAATAGCAGCTTCTTTTTCACTTGATAAAATGCTTACTTCATTACTCATTTTGGTTGACTCCGTGTAGTCTTAATAAGAAATTTAATAATACACTAATTAATGCTTTAATGCAACACTGAGTAGTAATAATTTAAAAGTTAATTAAGGCGCTTGTCATCCAGTTAACACCACTTTCAATCTCAATATCCAGAGGTAAAACAGTATCGTAATCGTACCTTGATTTAAGCTCTGCGGATATGTCACGCATGGCCCATACCAGTGCTTTAACGACGATTTCTCGCTCGTCAGGATGTAGATCAACTACGATTGAGTCGTGTACGGTCAGTATCAAACGTGACTTCAAGGCGTACTGCTCAAACGCTCTGTGCGCTCTCACACAGGCCAGCGGCACTATGTCGGCAGTAGCAAAAGACTGTACTGGCCAGTTAACTACTTGAGTAGCGTTACTGACCTTGCCATTAGCTGTACGTCTGACATGGGGGAAGTAGAACTCACGCCCGGATGGGATACGCACAATGCCATCTTTAAGTACGCCATTCATTAATTTCCTATGCCACTTGGATAGCCCCTCGTAGATATTAAAATACTCTTGGAAGTATTTCTGCACATGGGGTGCCTCATTAGCGCCTGTGCCGCCATATAAAGGCGCAAAGGTGTAGGCCTTGGCTGACTTTCGCATATCGCTGTCTACCTTATCTACATCACACTGCTGGATGATAGAGGCAGTCTGCTTGTGTACGTCCTTACCTCCTAGTACGTCTTCAATGATCTGCGGATCACGGGATAACTCACCCGCTACACGGAACTCCAAACCACTGAAGTCAGCTTCAAGTATCTCACCACCCTCAAATCGACTCACAACGCACTTACGAATAGGGAAAAGTTTACCGCTGGGCAGGTTCTGAAAATTAGGATTGCTACTGCTCAACCTTCCAGTGCGGGTTATGCATTGGTTAAAGTTGGCATGTAAGCGACCATCAGGTCTTGTCCATGTACGTATACCCTTAACAAATGAGTCTAAATATGTAGAGACAGCATTCAGCCGTACAATCTTATGCAGGAATTGCACCGCCATCAAGTTGCCTTTACCTTCTGCTTGAGCCACTAGGCGCTTGATGGTAGCCTTATCAGTTTTGAACCCGTTAATAGATGCGTCACGGGGGCCAGTAGGATTAAGTCTAAGCCCAGCGGTCTTGCCGTTAGGTATGTACAATGCACCAGCACCACCACAGGCAGGACACTTACTCTTGGTCTTCCAAGGTGTGCCGTCCCTTTTAAACTTCTGTATCTTACCTCGGCCTTTGCAGCGGTGACAATGGTCAGCAACAGTCTGCTTAACCACCTCGGTAGTCTTACGTACTGCCTTAGTGAATCCTGAAGCTGACATACGGGGAGGCATGAGGGGCTTACCCTTGGCGTTCAGCCCTATATTAAAGGTTTCCTTGTGGATAGCCTTATTCTTCACGGATCGACTGTAGATGACCTTAGTCATATCAGCACCGCTATTAAGGTTGATAGGCGTATCACCCATCACGTCCAATACAATCCCATTCAGATCGTGTTCTAGCTGCGCCTTCTCAGCCTTAAACTCCTGCTCTACAGTGCTTAGTTCATTTAGGTCTATCTTTATGCCATTACGCTCTATCTCAGATAAGAACAGCAGCATTTCATTCATCAGTTTGAATGTGGGTGCTAACCCTAAGTTCTTACCTAACTCTTCTAGCTGTGCTAGGTAGACTTCAGCACAAGAGAGTACATCAGCATCTGCATACTCAATAACTGTAGCTAGTGGCATTGCTTCAAAGCCTATACCCTGCTTGAATAAGTCGCCTACCAGATCACTCTTCTTGCGGGTTACGTCCCTACGGATAGCTGTCTTAGCTAGGGATAGTTCCACATGCTGCCCACGTGCAAATATGTACTCACCGATCATTGTGCAGTAGACTTGCTTAGGCAGATCAAAGCCAGCCTCTAGAAGGTACAGTACATCAAACTTGGCATTATGCGCTACAATCGTATCACAGGCGGCTAGGTCTTCCCGTAGCTGTTTAGCACTCTCTGGCACCAATACTTCATTGTGATTAAATATAGCCCTCTGCGCTGGGCCTATGTTCCCTTCTTCTAAGATACGCCAGTGGGCTGATACAATTCTGTTCTTAGGGTTAAATGGGCTATTATCTTTTACTTCACCAAACTGGACTGTTGTCTCCAAATCCAAAACTATTGCTTTCATACATCGCCCCTGCCACTATTCAAATCCACCAGCTTAAACGTGCCCGACTCAATCTTCTTCTTGATGGCGTAGGGGCGCTCACCTAAAAATGCAGCCACCTGCTTTGCGGTCTCCTTCTCCTTGTCCCATGTAGGATCAAGGATAGGCTCACCTGTCAGGGTCTCACTGCATACGATCCTACCGAAGCACTCTAGACTCACCTTACCTTCTTCAAATAAGTAGTAGTGGTCATCCAGTGGCTTATTGGTGTTTATGCTAAATACATTTCTGCGCATTGTCTCCGTCCTCCAAGTCAGCAGGGTTAAATGTGGGTTCAATCTTATCATCATCTTCTTTTTTCTTGATAGGAAATGGCTCGTCTACATTCCAATCAATTACAGAAGTGCTAGGGGACACACCCAACTTCACTCTATCTTTAAATTTACGCAACATAACGGCTCACCTTTGGTTCGATGTTACAGATTACAGTGCCATGCCATCCTGACAGCTTATTCTTACTGACGGTTAGGTAACGGGCTGTGTCGATCTCACTGTCTTCCACATCCCCGGCCTCATGCTTACCGATACCTATAATCAGATCACACTCGGCAGACTTACCAATCTTACTACCTTCCATGTCGAATGGTGATAGGCGGGTACGCCCCTTAGCGTCTGCACTTGCTTGTGAGACTACAATGACTGCACACTGATGGCGCTTGGCTAACTCACGGAAGCGTCTGTACAGCTCTCTTAGGCGCTCATGGGATGCATTGAAGCTACCCTTGACGTGTACCTTGTCGCCTTGGTCTATGATGACCACATCAGGCTTGACGTGAGCTATATACGCATCCATCATAGATAAATCCCACTCTTGGGTATCCATCATCGAGATGCGTTCATCTATGGCAGCAAACTTATCTAATGCCCTGCGAGGATTAACGGCTACTTCTTCCCGTGTCATGCCTGACCAGCTAGTCATAGCTCGCAGCATTGTACGCCGAGTTTCTTCTTCGTTACCCAAGTAGAGAACCTTACCCCCTTGGTCGCAGAAACCATCAGGGCCAGCCGCTAGGGATACTACGAAGGCTGACTTACCTGTCTCTGGGGTAGCAAAGACAACCCCAAACTCACCCGCACCAATGCCGTAGACATGGCGGCTTAGTGTAGGGATGTTAAATCTCCAGCGGTTTTCATCTGAAGTCAGGGCCAGTAGTTCATGAATGTCTTTTGTAGTCTCTTCACCAAACTCGGTGGGCGTGAAGCCGTCTTTAATACGTTCCATCAGAGTAGTAAGACGCTCCATTGCAGTGTCGTTACCCTCACTGATTTCGATGCCCATGTTGGCTATCTTCTTACCCATATCCATTCGCCACATAGACTTAACTAAGTCGTTTAAAATGTCAGGGTTCATTTCTGATACGTTCTGTATCTCATTAATAATCTCAACTACACAGTCAGTCTCTGCTCTAGTGGCGATAGGGTTGTTATCTTTCCATAGACCGAAGACTTCTTGCAGGGTCATATCAATAGCGTATTTTTCTTGTGCAGCTACGATCACATCATACAGATCACGGTATTCATCAATAAAGAGTGAGCCTTTTAATGAAGGCTTCATCTTCAGATAGATTTCATTGGTACAAATTGCTTTAAGGATTTCGTTGAACATAATGTTTATTACTCCAGTTAATCATTTAACTACAGTAGTTATATTACACTAACAAGAGTAATAAAAAAACCCCCAAGATTAGAACTTGGAGGTCTATAGGTAGAACTAATTGTTATATAAGTATTACATTACTCTAACTTTCATCTTTCGTATATCCTGAGCCGGGCCTCTGTCTCTTCGCTCTCTCATGTCAGTCTGGTGGCCAACGACTGACTTGTTGCCCTTGCATAGGGCTGCTATTGCTTCTTCCAGCTTCTTCTGTTGCTCTGCGGCAGAAATAAATGTGCCTTCACTAAAGTCGTAGTCGATCACCACTATGCCTCTTGCTTTCATTGTACAGTTCCTCCATTTGCTGTGTGTCTAGGTTCTTCAGGTCTTCTTCTAGTAGCACCACTGTTACACTTTTAACATGCCCAGTTAACCTACTTAATAACCTTATAGCTTTGCTACTAGCGTCTTTGTCAAGACTTATTATAACCTTGGGGTAGTGCTTTAGCTGTTGTTTTTGCTTAGGGCTTATGTTTGTACCTAGTAGTGCTGCCCCTACGTAACCTTCTAAGTTACTGATAGCACAGGCAGAAGCAGCATCTTCTACTACAACAGCTATGTCACCCGTACCACATGTAAATAAACCTGTTGTGTCTCCGTAAGATTTCCACTTAGGTAGCTTACCTGATAGAGATCGCCCCACAGCACCCGAATCGTTGTTCATAAAAAAGAGTACACGATCTTCTGATGGTGCGTATTTAATGTGTACGTACGTTTTTCCGTACGCATCTAAGCTGTGTACAGACGTTAAGTAGTCTATTGCTCTAGGGTGATGGTCAGGGCTACTTACTATAGCAGGTAAAGGTAGGGAGTTATCTACTGGGCCTATAGACTTGCCTAGTAACTTATTTTGTATACTTGTAGTTGATCTAGCTACACCATGCACACCCCTTACTGAACAGGATGCTCTATAGCAGTTCCATAACAATGCACCATCCCTATTAGTAATAGATAACTTACCTTTACCACCACAGAAAGGGCAGTCGCATGACTTACTTGTGTTCTCTCTTACTTTAATATCTTTGATAAGAGAATATTGTTCTGAGTATGTAAACATAATAAAACCTCTAGGGTAATAGTATTTATGGATATAGCCCCGGAGGGGGCTACCCAAGTATACACTTATTTATTACACTTGGCAACTCTAATTTAATCTTTTTGCTAGTGTAATAGTTATGGGGATAAGACCACACTATACCACTTAACCCATTGATATTGTTACACTTCATCATAACGCTTTGGTTGGGGGTTCGAGTCCCTCCGGGCCTACCAAATCTAACTAATGCATTGAAATGTAACAATATATTTTTCATGATGAGTATCCGTGTGGTGTGGTGTGGGCTAAAAATGAATTATATGAGTTCACACGCACTACTTAATGGCGAATCGTTTGTTAACTGCACTACTTGCCTGTGCTTGAGTCGTCCTCACATAAATGGATAGAACATCCATCGACTTATGCCCTGTCACTGATCGCATTTCTGCATTGGTGGCCCCTGCTTCAGCCATTTCAGTAGCCCCAGTTCGACGCAAATCCCTCATCTGGAGGTGACTAGGTACGCCTGCTGCTTCCATGATCTGCTTACGGTAGATATTGTACAAGCGCCTGTCGTACGGTTTGAGGGTACGTTCATTTAAGACAACACAACCTACAGGGGTATCCTTGTACGACTCTTGTAGGCGATTCTGGAGCCTCTCAGAGCATGGTATGGCCATATGAGTACCAGTTTTCTCTTGGACAAAGCTAATTAGACCACCTTTGAATGCTTCCTCCCAAGTTATCTGTCTCATATCACCGGGACGTTGGCACAGATCATAGCACAATAATGCTAATGTGCCCATGGAATGTAGGCCCATTTCATCTGCTGTGTTGATGAAGGCTTCCACCTGCTCAGGTGTCCAGAGAACCTGCCTAGGGGGTAGACCTTTAATGTCCATCTTAGCAAATGGGTTATACTTCACTTTTCCATGTCGGGAGCCTATGTTCCACATTCTACGCAGGACTTTGATGCTTCCATCTGCTCTATGGGGGCTGACTTCTAGCTCAATCTGTTGAAATAACCTATCTGCTGTCGTTGCGTCTACTTGCCTACTGAAGGAACGTCCAAAGGTATTGTTACTACCCTTAATAGTCATCCTAGCTACTGTATTAAAGCACAAGTCATAGTTGGCTTTGCTGTTAGACTTCAGCTTTTTGTAAGCTTTCGTAGTCTTGTAGAAGGCATAGAGTCCATCAACAGTGTCCTCATTTATGTGGATGTTAGCTTCCTGTCCTCGGCGGAGCCATAGGTCATAGTCTTCAGCCAGCTCATACGCTCTAGCTGTAGCCGCCTGCCTATCATCGTGATAATTCTCAAAGCCTACCCCCAGTGCGTTCTTAACGGCTTGTGAGGGGTTAATGAGATACACTTTCTTACCATTCTTTCTTGTGCGCTCTTCTAAATATTTGACTTTCATAGGTATTCCTACTTTCATTTGGTTATGAGAATACTAATACACTAACAGATACACTTTTATTCTGTCAACTATTTATTTTTACTTGCACGTCAATAATAAACTGTGGTAGTATTAGATTACATCTTGGGATGACCTGAGATGCCTCTAAGCTAGTGTAACTGTGTGCCTCCCCCTATTAATTTAGTGGGAGGTTTTTTTCGGTTGAAATTATTTAAAATATATATTTATTAATAGAAAAATTAAGAATCATTTAATTATTTGAGGCAGGTTTAGATGTGTAAAGCCAATTGCTTAGATCGAATATGCTCGCTCTCATGTGCGAGAGAAATGGGTGAGGCACTCATTCATGCTGCCGATATAGTCGAGAGAACAGGTGAAACAGCCTGTATAATAAAGGTCGGTACTGGGGCTACCTGTCTTATAGCTATAGGTAAAGGCTCAGAGCGTAGCAGTAATTGTGTAGCTATTGTTGGGGTAGATGGTATTGAGTTCCCGGAGTGCGCTTGAGCTAAAAACTACTTGCACGTCAATATTTAGATACAATCCTTAAAGGGTCAGGTTCCTAGGGAACTTGCTCCCTACCTTAATTCCATTCTTAAAAATAACTTGCACGTCAAGGTAAAACTACACTCTTTACCAGTGGGTACTAGTTACACTTAGCTATACGTAACCTCCCTCGGTGGTGGTGGTGGATGTGACTGCCGAGTCATAAAATGACTAAATCAATGCCAATAGTCACAAAATGACGTGAACAATCCCTAAACTTTTTGTTGCCTAA